TCTCTATCTGTAAGTAATCTTTTCTTGAACAAGATGCGTCCATTATTCAAATAGACTATCAAAGTTAGACGTCAATTGTACAACTTTCTTCTCGGTCTTGTCAACTGAAGTGGTCATATCCCCGTCAAAATGACGGTTGAAAAATGTATCAGCGTTTGTAATACGCTTTCCCGTATTTCCTCTAGTACCAATAATAGTGTCCCAATATTTTGAATAATCTTCAATAATAGCATCCGATTTACTCTTACTGCTGGTTGAAAATATTTCTTCTACAACCTCTCTAAACACAATTTTATTAATACGTTCATCGACTAACATACTTGGGATACGACCTGCATCATACTGTCTATTGGCTTCTTGTACAGCATTACAGTGCATCCAAACATTATGACCCATCATAATTGCATAACTAAAACTATCCCAACTGGTCTTGCCTACCTTTCCAAGTTTGTTAACATCAGTTGGTCCATAAATGCAGATGTCTTTTAACATTACCTGATCGATAATAGGTGAGCTTTCGAAGTTTGCAAAAATTTTATCTTGTATGACTGCGTCTTTGAACAATCTTGTGTCTTGGTGATATTTTTTGTCATCGACTGAGGGCACCATTCTGTAGACCCATTTTGTTCTGTCTTCTGTTTCTGTTTGGATATAGATTTGTCCGTTGGCTGTGGCAAGGAATGGTGATGCACAGTCAAAGGAGATTGTAAACGATTCATTATGATATTTCCTTATTGCTCTTTGTAAGTCAGTTAGTAACGATGCCCATTCTAGCTTGCTTGTCCCTAGGAAGTGCATCCAATCATGTAGTCCTTTTTCTAACAGCCCGTCAAATCTTAATGCGTTAAGGCGTTTTAATACAAGATGAATGTCACACATATTCTGACCACCCATAGCCCAACCATTGAAGTGTCTACCGGGGTATTGTTTTGGATCACAGTACTTCTTCATGCGTTGATACCAATCTTCAGCATCGGTGTGATTCTCACCTTGAAGAACGTTTAGGAATTTACAATTACCATTACGATTATTAATAAAATATTCATTATTAATGTTAGTAGCATCTACAGCTTCTTGATAGGTAGATATACCTGTAGCAATTTGCCCTGCAGGACTACGAGCTACCCAAGCTGGAATATCAAGACACATACCATAATCCATATAGGCATCCATCCAACGTAATACTTGATCACGTTTCTTTTGTGCCTTAGGGCAATTAGGATCTTTCCAATCTCCCTCCCATACACCTTTACCTATTTGGAAACCACCGCTATCACCTAATACAAATGAGTTTGATCTGTTTCGGTTCCGAAACATATCTTCGGCCTCGTCTTGCTTATTCAAGTCTAAGTTAGCATGTCCAGCTGAATACAGGCACCATTTGTAATAGAATAGTGCATTCGGATCGAGGTAATTAAGACTTTCTACGCCGTTGGTAAAACTTGCAGGAATACGTGCAGGATCAACATAGTTATTAAAACGTTGTTTACCTATAAATGTAGCATAAAAGCCCGACGTAGCCGGCAAGAAAATAGCGTAGTCGTTTTGACTAGCGGTTAGGTTCGCATTCATTTAGTTTGTGCAGGTAAGATATATTCGTATTCAGCAAGTCCACTATCGACAGTAATCATCATAGCACCAGCATCCGCAATCTTCATGGTCTTGTCACCGTCCAGATTTAGAATACTCATTACCTGTGTAACAGGCCAGCTCCAAGTCTGTTTCAATTTACCCTTAACATTTGCCTCAAACACAAATGACCCTGCATGTGTACTAGCGTCGCCGAAGAAGAATACGAGATTGCCTTGATCTGTTCTTACTTGGAATACAGTTTCTTCACTGTGGGCCTGGGCCTGTAGTTTTAGTCTGCTGAATGCAGCTAATGATGGTTCAATGTCAATATCCCATGCCGGCGTTTTAAACTTAAAGCTCTTTAGACGTTCGTTAATGATTTCAGCATTCATAAATCTATAGTCATTAACAAAGTCACCAGTAGCATTTTCGAAGTGGAGATTTACAGGAACTGTTTCATTGTTACGAACAGCAGTTTCAACTGCAATTGTGGCATTCTCTTTATACTCTGGATTCTTTAAATGCAATGCTAGTTTATCTAGATTAGGCATACCAAATATTCCATTAAACTCAAGTACAGGGTTTTTGGTCTTTGCCATAATAATGACGCTACGATCTTCAGCCATTGATTCAATAGCAGTTGTTTTATTGTCGCTGGTAATCTTTAGCAATGGAATGAATCCTAAAGAATGAGTGTGAGCTACGATATCTTGTAAAATGTCTTTCATGTTTTTTCCTTATTAAATGATATTTAGGTTTTTGTATCAAAAGCTGAACAATTTATTAAATGTGTTTTTCTCTTGCGTACTGTTAATGTCCCAGTTTAGAACGCCAATCAAGTTTTCTAGTTTAGCATCAATGATGGTAGATTCCATTTCACCATCATTAAATGGTAACTCTTTAAACCATTGTGGTAGTCTTAATTCATCAACTGGATATGCTACTGAAGTAAATCCTAAAGGATTATCTTTGAGTTTACAGACAATCACTTTTGCACCGTCTGTAATATTCATCGAATACTTGTCGTTGTACATACGTTTGAGCGTATTCCAATTTATACTAGCTCGAACGTGCCCCGGCATATTAGCTTTACCTTGACGTTCTTCTTTATGCTGATATTCCGTGATGTTATTAGCTCTCCTTGGACTGCCTTTTTCCCAGCCCGGTCTGCTCTTGAATTCTATACGAAATTCACTTATAAAGTCAAGCACTTCTTGTTCAGTTTTACCAGTAAGTACCATAACTAAAACATCTTGTAGGAAGTCTTGGATGAAACCCGGTGTGTCGCTACGTTTTAGGTCTAACCCCATGGCCTTAATATCGCCCGACTTACCGTTGACGTCTTTACGCTTGCCTTCTTTATCATATACCAATACAGCATATCGTTTCTTAGTAATGAATAGGCCCTTCTCGCCAACAATTTCTCTTCCAGCTTTAATTACTTCGCCTCTAGTTTTTGGACAGTGGAACGCATCTTCCATGAATTTAATAAACGTACCGTTGACCTCATCGGCAATTTGATCATATAGTGAAACAATATTCTCTTTGTTCCACGGTATATGTCCGGCCTCAATGTCTTTACGGAGAGTTGTGTAAGCACTAAAGTAACAACTATCAGTATCACCATATATAATAGCTTTTCCAACATGATTATATTCTCCTGTGATAACTTCGTTTACTTTACCTGCCATATGTTTGGCAATTTGACGACCAGTAAGAGTAGTAGACTGACCAATACGCTTATCGAAAAATCTACAACCAGCGTTAAGAATAGCTCCATATAATGAATTTAGGTTAATTTTTTTGACTAACTGTCGTTTGTCCCAGTATTCTTCTTCTATCTTATTACCTGCAGCAATTGATTCTTTTAGTTTAGCCTGCATTTCCTTACGTTCGGCATACCAACGTTTAAGTAATCCAGGAATAATACCTTCACGCTCGTAGGTAAAGATAGTTCCGTTAGCACTAAGTATCCATGGCTGATTACTGTCAAAAATCATTTTATAGATTTCTGCCCCCGAATGTATACTTGATTCGCCATCTTCCCAATCTATAGTAATATCTTGAGCCTTGTCTTGCTCCATTACGGCAGTATATTCTAAACTACCAAACAATCCTTCCCATGCAGCAGCAAATGATTTTTTCTTAATAGTCATTTGCTCATCAAGATAAGATTTAGTTAGTGTAGGACGTAATTGGCCAACAATAGTTTCTGGGCCCATGTTAAGTGCTCTAATGGCACTCGGATAAAGACTGTTAATGTCTAACGAACCTAGCCAATCATGAATACCAATTTTAGGAAACGCAACATATGCTCCTGCTGCCTGTGTATCTTCATTTTCGTCACGTTTAGGTCTGTTAGGCACTTGCATACCTCTACGGTGAGCTTCGTTAATAATAGCCTGCTCAGTTACTGCGACCGCCCCCATAGTTGTTTGTAGAAGCACAGTATTTTCGTGAGCCAGCTTGTTACTAAGATCAATAAATTTTAGTTTATCGTCTAACTTGTTTAGCAGTAGCGTATCTTGTCTGTTGTACTCAATAAACTTTCTAAAATCGTTGTTGTAAAGTTGATCCAGTGTGCCTTCGTAAACAACCTTGTTTTCGCCAATTTCCATTTCACCAATGGCATCCAGTCTATAAGTGTGACGTTCTTCATAGGTGTATTTGCGATACAGTTCTAAGCTGTCTAAATGTACACGACCTACAAAGTCATAGGTCTCCATCATACGGCCAAACTTTTCAAATTCTCTACGTTTTGGTAATTGATCCCATAAGCAGAATCTTCGTGTATCCTCTTTGCTTAGGACTTTAGTAATTCGGTTTACTGTGTAAGGTACGTCAAAACCTTCACTGTTCCAACCGGATAGTATGTCGGCATCTTCAATTAGGTCTAAGAATGTTTCTAGTAAGTCTGCTTCTGAAGTGTATAGATGTACATTGGGTATACCTTCAACTTGCTCTTTGGCCTGTTCCATTGTGAGTGTCTTTGGAACTAGTGCCAGTGTTACTAAAGTATTCAACCATTTAAGATGCAGCGTAATAGCTGTAATGGGCATGAACGGATCGTCCGGCGACGCATATCCACGTTCAGGATCAAAGTCTACTTCAATGTCAAAGAACGCAATGTTTAACTTAGGTTCTTCTTGATTGATGTAGTTTTCACTTAGACAGACAAACACTGGATTAATGTCTGCTTCGTATAGTTTTTTGTTATTATGAATAGCAAGTTCTTTACGGAAGTCCTTAGTGTTTTTGCAAACAATGCGACTTAATGGTTCATTGTAGATACTAGTGAACTTGCCTTTAGGGTCTGGATAATAAAAAGTATAACGTACAGGAAATTCCTTGTACACACGTTCGCCAGACTTACTACGTTCTACAATTTTGATGATATCATCATCACGCTGAAATAATGCGTCTACATACAAAATATTTTCTCCTATGTGATTTTCGGCTCACAAACACCCGTATGATCATTTATTGGCTGATCTACCTTACTCTTAAATACTTATCAGTCTGATCAGTGCAACGGTATCTATTGTAACCAAAAGTAGATAATTTGCAACCATTCCTGTGCTACGCCTGGTCCAAGCTGCCCAACAAAATATGCAGCACTGTGTAATAAACAATGGATAAAGAATTAAGAATGGCGGATTGGGCAAGGTAATAGCCATCCACACTGCACAGATTATACTTAAAGACCATGCAGTAATTTCAAAAAGAAATCGTAGAGGCCATTCTTTATAATCATTTACTGCCCAATCGTATATGCCTGTGATAGTATTTGTGATATGGTCCATTAACCTGCGTGTCTAGTTACAAAATTCACTCTTGTTTTTTTTGGGTCAAAATATTTAGAAATAACCTTTTGTGGTACTTCTAAATTAAAATCTTTACAACTAAAAATATCAAAGTAAGCTGTGCCATCGCTGTTAATAAAATGAGCACAGATATTTGATGTAGTAATAAGTTGCATTAAACTGTAACCTTCTTTAGGATCGCCTGGCAATAGATATTCAATAATTGGCTCGCCGTGGGCTTCCATGTCAATTTCTACAACTAGTTCTTTAATAAAATTATAGATTGCTGTCTTATCTTTGATATTATCATTGCATCCAGAACAATCTAACATAAGATGATATCCCCAATACGACATATTAATCCTTTGGCAATCTATTAGTTACACCTAAAATCATTTCGATTTCGTTCCAATCGTTCTCAGTGTCTTTCCACGAATCCTTGTGTGCAATCTTAATTGCACGTTTAATGATAGAAGGCTTTACATTAAGTTCTTCAGCTACAGCTTTTACAGTTTCTGATAATCCTTCTTGCAGGCTTTCAATTTCATAAAGTACCTGACTGCCTTCCGAAATAATTCGTTCAAGTTTGGCTCGTTCTTCGGGCCCGTACATTCTCGTCATATAAAACTCCTTAAGGTTATTTTAACAGGTATTTGCTAAAAGTCAATCTTTTACTGCACCAACTAGGTGTAATCTTTGCTGATTTGAACAATTTGCAAATGTATGTTTTTTACGTGTATCTACCCAGTATACATGACCTGCACCTAAATGGAAAGGTGCAGTATCTTCGAATATAAAAAGATTGTCTGGGGTAGTAATTATGGGTATGTGTATTCTAGGCGTTTGATCTTTATGGTATGTATAACAAGATTTAGGATCCATCCACATCCATCGTAGGCGTGTACAGTTATATTCTTGTATTATATCTTCAATTATAGAGCCTTCATACAATGAATTTAATTCTTTAAACAATATGTCTCTAGATCTTGCAACACCGGTGGCACTAGTAAATGGGTCCTCGTCGTCTTGATATTGAAGACCACTTTGTTTGCCCTGACCAGCATATTCTTGCCATTTAATTTTATGTTCTACTTTGGAATAAAATTCACGTAGACTCATTATATCAATAGGAGCTAGTATTTTACAAATTGTTGTTATCGAATTCAATTAAAGTTGCCTTCCTATTTACAAGCCAAAAATCAATGTAGTCTATAACCTCTTTGTATTTAATTACCCTAAATGGTTTATCAGTATAATTTTCGAGATAACCCATTTTTAAAAATAGCATAGGACAACTAGTTGTTTTAGCTAATTGTTTATGTGTATTCTCGAGTATTAATTTTTCCTTAGCGTATTCATTTAATCCACGCAGGTCAGCAGCCATAGATCCTGAAGTTATTATCGTTGTAGCATTATGTAGCCTGTGCAAAAAGTCTACTTGACTTAGACCGCTGTGAACATTATTAAAAAAAATATTGCTTTCTTTTGCAGCGTTTATAATTTTTGTGACAGCATCTTTGTCATCGACGTCAAAGCCATTCGATCTACTAAATCCAATTACATCATGACCTAAGTTAACATAGTGCTCATAAAAGGCTTTACCTAGACCTTTTGTATGTCCTGTAACAATTATTTTCATCGTTCACCGGTGTCAGTTAAATTTAACTTTGAAAAAGCCCATTTACGTTCTACACAATTGAAACATACCTTGCATCTTCCAGCAGGCCAAACACAGCAACTATGTGTAAAATCAAAAAGTTTTTGCCATGAATTTTCTATCGCCATACTAATAATATGATATTTTTTTGCAGACCAAAATGGCATAGACACATTTTGCATATGATTTGGGCCACCGGCTCTTATCGGATATGCTAGACCTTTAACAAGCTCACTGGGTTCTGGTGGTTGATTTTCGGCTAGAAAAAGTTGGATGTCTTGATACATTGCTAAAACTTCAGCTATTCCGCTTAAGACCTGTGTGCCGTGATATCCATAGCCGTTTCCTACCATACAGGGCTGTTTGAATTCAGTATTGTAGTAATTGTTTATAGAATTGACAAGATGTCTAGCATGTCTATATGCATCATCTTGTCTGGGTACAGTAAAAATAATGATATCTTTACTCGGAACTAAAGTACTCAATAGCAACAGTAAAGTTGCACTGTCTATGCCACCAGAAAGCATTATACCCACGGGGCGATTATCTATTCTAATAGAAAATTGGTATGGGTCCCAGACAGGACCGCAATGGAATTGCATTACACTATTTAAGTGTAGCTCTTAACATCCAGGAATGTTTGCGATGTGCGTCAATGCGACCTGCTAAAAAATCTGCAAAACCGTGTTGGTTATTTTGATTAGCTAATTCAAAACAAATATTTAAAAGTTCTAGAACTTTGTTATTATCTGAATACAGTTGATTAAGCATTGTTTTTGCATCTGGAATTTGCAATTCATCTTCTATGGCAGACAAATTCGCAAACCTTGTAAAACTGCCAGGTGTATATGTACCTAACGCTCTAATTTCTTCTGCAAAAGTATCAACACTTCCATAAACTTCTTCATAAATCTGACCAAACAGATCATGAAGTTGTTTGAAAAACATACCTTCTACGTTCCAATGATAGTTTTGAGCCTTTAGGTAAAAGGCAAAAGTAGTAGCGAATGTTTGTTTAGCTGCTGACACTAATTGTTCCATTTTTATCTACCTTGACCTCTATAGGCCTTAAAAGATCGTTTAGCTGACTTATTTAATGACGAGGTTTTAACTCGCCCGCCTTGCTTAGTTCTTTTTACTACGTGCTTAATATTTGCACCTGAAGTTGCACCTTTTGCCATTATTTTTTACCTTTTACTGGAATACAAATGTCTTTTCCATTCTTTGTGCCTGCATAGCGTTTACCTGGCCAACAAGCCTTACCGTCTGCACCCTTAATTTTTTCCTTCATTTCAAAATCTTCGTAGGCTTTTTGTAAGTATTCGCTTAGTGATTTTGACTCACGCATTGGTGCATGTTGAGCATAAGCAGCAGTAGTGTCTACCTTTTTCTGTAATTTATTAAACCAAGTATTTTTGGTTCTTGCCAAATTACGTTCTTGACGATCATCTGAAGATGTAGGAGCTGGTGCAGGTTGTTGTTCAGTGCTAAACAAGTCTGGCTGACTAATTTCATTACCTAATGCTTCATAGGCCTGTAGAAAATCATTAAATTTTTCTATAGCAACTTGGTGTAGTTCGGGGTCAGCATTTGTTTTTATAGCATTCAATCTAGACATAACCATGTCGCGAATGTTATCGGATGCTGATAAGAATTCTTGTGCCTGCTGTCCTACACTAGATGAAGTTTGTTCTTTACGTTTTGCAGCAAGTAAGTCGCCAATACTAGCTTCATTTACCACAGTTTTTCTTGATGTACTAATACCCGCCAGTTTTGCAAATTCATTTATGTCACTTGGGGCGTATGCAGACAAACTACCCTTAGGTACATCTACGCTTTCTTTAACAAAATCTTTAGCGGGTTCATCTATGTTTTGTTTTGGCGGCTTCAATTGTGATATATCAATACTTCTAATATTAGAAGGTTCAATATCATTCATTTTGCTGACAAGTGCATTCCAATCCATTTTAGTTTAGGCCTTTATGTAATTCAGATGTGCAAATTTCGCAGGTGCAGTCTGGACAGTCATTACATTCTGTACAACTATGTTCGCAATGCTTTGGGCATTTGCAAGTTTCGCAACACATATTTCTTAGCCTTATGGCTAGATATGCGTCGTAGTCATCAACATAGGACGGTAAAGACATTAGTCCTTCTTAGCCTTTGCTTTAGCTTTTTTAGTATCGCTATCGTCACCACCGTCGGAATAGGTGCTTGACTTGCGTGTGTATTGTGTACCACTGCCTGTCTTCTTAACATCAAACTTTCCAGTGCCTTTGTCTTTTTCTTTAGTGGCTTTGACCATATCGTCCCAGCCTTCTTTCACTTTTGAATCCTTTAAGCGGCCATCTTTCTCAGCTGACTTTAACATTGCTACCCGATCTTGGTAACCTTTTATGCCTGGCTTAATGTCCTTTGCAGCGGCCTTCTCCCCTGCTGTAGGATTCTTAATGTGTTTCATGGTAGTCTTAGCTTGACGTGATTGGTACTGTCTGTCTTTACGATCAGCATCTAGATTACTCATAGCACCTTCTTT